TACCTACCACAAGACCATTCTGTGAGCATAGAGAGGGACAGATATTCCACAGAAAAGAGATTGAGATGTGGGGAGATGGCAAGAATAGTGCAGGCGTTAATGACATTAGAGATGGTTCTTGGGCAGGGAGGATAGATGGTACAGATTCAAAATCTATATTCACCTTTGTTGGTGGATGGAACTGCAGACATTATCTTGTCCCAGTCCCCGATAATAAAGTCCCCGAAACCATTAAGGCAAGAGCCAAGGCAGAGGGATTCTACGATTAATCATATTGCACATAATCAGTGCAGTAGGAATCCTACAAGAATCCTACAAAAAATATTTTTGATTTATTTTCGATTAGGTATTGCAGAATCAAATAAAGGTTTTACATTTGCTGAACCAAACAACGAAGAAACTATGAAAACACAACTTGCAATCGTAAACAGAGGTCAAAAATTTGGAATGCTTTTCGGAGTAATCACCAAAAACGAAGAAATCCATAGCGTTATCTTTAATGCTATCAAAGAAAAAAGAGCAGAGAAAATTGTTGATACTGACACAACTTTGGCATACAAAATTAAATAATCCTAAAGGGAGGAGCAATCCTCCCATTTTTTATAACTTTTAAACATACAATCAGATGAATTCACCAATTGCCAAGAGAATCGAAAAGAAGAGAAGCAAATCTCCAGTAATCGCAGGAATGCCTTTTAACAAAGTAGGGGACTACAAGTTACGCAAGGTAGGGTATGATGTCATAGAATCTATCTATGATGTAGATGTGTACCAAGATGGATATGAAGACTGGATGCTCATCAATCAAGTACGAATCAAACGAGTATTCTACAAGTAGCCTACCATAACTTGATACAAAGCCTACCTAACAAGTAGGCTTTTTTGGTTTGCATTTGAATAGGCAATGCATTACTTTTACGCAATGAGATTCTACATCTTATCTGATGGCACTATTAAGAGAGCCAATGACATCCTTGCCAAAGAACTAATTAAGAGAGGCGCAAGGGAGTTAAAATTGAAACAAATCAATACACCAATAATAGACAACAATGAAACCAGAAGAAGCATTGGAACTGATGAAGTTCCTCAATCTCGACCAAGCGGAAAACGTAGAAGAAGCAAAAGAGAAGTTCCAAGAGAATTGGATTGAAGCCAAGGAGATGAGTGCCAAGATTGGTAAACTAACTGGTACAATATCCAATGTGACTCGTAAGGCATTTGAGCCATTCGGAGTGACATTGACAGAGGATGATTTCAAGGACAAGAAAGTAGAGGAGGTGATACGCACTGCATCAGAACGAGCCAAGAATGAGTATGATAAGCAGAGAGAGGATTGGGAGAAACGTGCCACTAACACTGGCAGTGAGGAATTAGTTAGGGATTGGGAGAAGAAGTATAAGACTCTTGAAAAGAAGGTGGTGGATGTTGACACAGCCAGACAAGATGCAATCAATCAATTTGAGCAGTTCAAGATTAAGATGGCAGAAGAGCAGAAGTCTTCCAAGATTAACCACACTTTTGAAAAGGAATTGTCATCCATTAAACTTGACCCATCTGTGAATGAATATACTATTCGTGGATTCAAGAGTGCCATTGCAGACAAGTATCTATTGGATATTGAGGATGATGGTGCATTCGTGGTTAAGGATAAGACCAGTGGAGAGAGGCTCAAATCTAAAGACAAGGCAGGCACATTCTTAAATCTATCTGATGTGTTATTGAGGGAGGCAACAGAGGCAGGAATAATCCAGAAGAATCCTCATGCAGGCAAGCCTATGCCAACATTAACTCGTGCAGGTTCAGTATCACCAATTGAGAGTGGACAAGACAAGAAGGTGCGTGGTGTTAATCCAAGATTCTTTACTAAATGAGTTTAGGTATTGCCATCAAGATTTTGGAACACCATCAAAGGTGGCGTGAAGGATTAGAGCAAGAGATGGTAGCACCACACAAATTAACTGCTGCACTACAGATTGTAATTAACCACGCAAAACAGACTCAGTATGCCGATGTATGAAGGGTACAATGTGACTGCATCCGATAGAGAAGGGAAGAAGTATAAGGCAGTGGATGAGGATGGCAATGAGGTACACTTTGGTGCATCTGGTTACCGAATCAAGGTAGGAACTGATGCAGGAGATAACTATTGTGCAAGAAGCAATGGCATCCCGTCACCAAGGGGTAGTGCTAATTGGTGGGCAAGGCAACTATGGTCTTGCCAAGGCAAAAAATCAATATCAGATAAACCATTCTTTGGTAAGATTGAATTGCCGTAATTGTTTATATTTGCATTGAGTTTCGTTCATATAATAGTTTAGGGTTTGGGCAGCAGGAATGTTGCCCATTTTTTTTATTGATTTATTTTTGTTTAGGTATTGCAGAATCAAAATAAAGTTTCATCTTTGCTGCATCAAACACTTAAACATTTACACTATGAACACTCAAGCAACAACATCAGTAACAAGAGACCAGATTATTGCATCTTATCAATCAGTAGTTGATGATATAAAACAGAACAACGAATATCGGATGCAAAACTATTTTAATTGCGTTGATGATTATTCTTTTGGCAATCCTTACCACGCTGCTGCTGATTCTTCAAGAGAATATGAGGCTCGTATAAAGATGAATTATAGTTTAGAAACTCTTGAAAAGGGGTATTGTGAAATAGATTCAAAAGTTATTGTGTTAACTGATTTGGAAGGAAATCAAATTTCAGTGGGTGCAAGATATGGCAAGTTTGGATTATTCTTCTCAACTCCAACTGGATGTGTTGGTCTTCCAAAGAAAATAAAAACTCTTGAGAATAAAGGATATTCAGTTAAAGTTAGAGTGCGCAAGTATAAAGCAGATTTTACTGGTAAAGTAAGTGGAAAGGGTAACGCTATATTTGAAAACATTCAGATACTTTCTGAAGTATTTATTGAGCCACAACTTAATGAAGAAGGTAATGTAATCAATTTTGAAGGCAAGTTTATAGATTGGTTATACGAACAAAAATAATCTAAATGGGGAGGCATAGTCCTCCCATCTTTTTTTATCTTTGGCATACCAAGTGTCTTTGGTATTTGCAGACAAGGAGGGATGAGAGTCCCTCTTTTTTTTGTTTATATAAATTACATATCTTTGCAGAATCTATGATGTAGTTCGCCAAACTCATATGGCAATTGTAGGCAGCAGCATTCAGCCTAATAAACGAATGCGTAACCAATCAATTTTAAAACTATGTCAATTTCACGCATACTATCTGAATGTCCTAATGTGCAAATGTCACTTAGTGAACTATTCATTGAAGTGGGACAACGAGAGCAATTACCATTCTTGGAATTCCTCCTATCTCCCGAAAACGTAAAATTAATTCGCCAAGAGGTATCACCAAGTGGTGGTAAGTTAAAAACTGTGCAAGCACGTTGGATTCAGCGTCTTCCCGAAACAGAAGTGGAAGAAGGTGGTGACATCCTCACTTGTACATCAACCAACACCTATGGTGATTCAACCACAACCTACACATTGGATGTGACTGATACATACCAAGCATCTCAACTTATTAATGCTGCTGACATCGCTCGTCACTGCCAAGACAACTCACGTTATGTACTTGAGTCGGTAATGCGTTTGATGGATGTGTTAGACCGCAAGGTGGCATCTGCTGCTGCGACTCAAGCCGTTGCAGAGATTGGTAAATGGGGTACTGATGTTGAAGGCTTCTATTCAGTAACTGGTGACTGCTTGGAGATTGCAACTATCTCTGGCAATGAACCAAACCCATTCGCTATTGCTGACATTCAGCAGGCAACTCGTATGGCTAACTATCCTGCTGCACCAATCGCATTCGGTGGTGCTGCAATGCAACGCTATGCTAATGCTATGGCTGCAGGATGCTGCACTCAATATGGTATTGACTTGCTTGCCATCACTCAGCAGAATGGTTTCGGGTTCGCCTATGATGCTCGTTTAGCAGCAGCACAAGGAGACCAGAATTCTGCATTGGTAACAACCGCAGGAGCAATCCAGTGGTTATCATTCAACTTGGCAGATTGGAATCAAGGTATCACGCCAGTTGCAGGAAGCAACTACTCAAAGACCTTGGTATTCACTCCTGCTGGTCTGCCTGCTGATTTAACCATGAAGGATGATTGCGGAAATTTGTCAATAGTGTTGACCACAACTGGAAAGATTGTGACTCTTCCAACTGACATCTATGAGGCATCAGACAAATTCAGTGGCGTTAACTACGTTAACTGCGTTAGCATCGTAAACCCATAGTAGGGTCAGTGAGTTTATTGTCTCAAGCAGATGAGGACTTATTGACCCAAGATGGATTAGATAACCTAACCACAGAATAGGAGGGGAGCAATCCCCTCTTTTTTTTATCTTTACAAAAAATAATACGATGTGCATTGAATCTCTAATTGGATTGAAAGAGTGCAGCCTACCAGAACCATCGACTGGTTTATACATAGATGAATTAGGCATCAATCAAACATTCCTTGGTCAAGTAATCACTGACCAATATGTGAGTGGTGTAGACCTATTCATTGACAAGAGGCAGTTTGCGTGGCGCAAGTTGTCATCTGATGTACTGCTACGATTGACTCCTGCAATGAAGGCAGATACCATCATTGAAGGCAAGAGGATTGGACAAGTCCTAACAGACTATTCCAATGTTCAGACTCAATTGGGTGTAGGCAAGTATGGTGGCATAAGGCTCAAGATAGACCCAAACAATCTATCATATCTGAATCTGTACATCTCTGATATCAACTTGGCTATTGGTTCTGCCAGTGTTAATGTACCAGTGTTGGTCTTCGATATGACCACTCTTAAACTCATCAAGACCATTACCTATGCAGAGGGTGGTATTGAGCAGTTTATTGGTTCAGAGTTCAAGGCAGGGAGGCGCAAGTTAGACTTGGCATTTGTATATGAATCAACTATTGACACCATCAAGTTCATCCCAAAGAAGGGTGCTTGCTACGATTGTGGAGGCAAGGTTAGAGAGGCGCACATCTGTCCATTCGTAGATGCCATTGGTATTGAACTTACCACTGATGGTACTAATGTGCTATCATCAAAGACATCAAAGTATACCACTGGTATGTCACTTAACTACAACGTGAATTGTGACAGACAATCTTGGATGTGTTCAGTGGGTGGATTGATGGCATTGCCATTGGCATATGCAACGGCAGTGGAGATTTACAACTATGCACTCACCATTGCACCTAACCAACGAGTCAATACTACCATTACAATCAACAAGGGTAGTAAGCCATTCGCAACTGCTCCTGCATTTGAAGGTATCGTGGCAGCAAGGGATACTGCAATGGAGAACTATAATTTAGAACTGGAGGCATTGATAAAGAATATGAGGCTACCAGATGACAATCATTGTTGGGATTGCAGAAAGAATATTAAGTATGTAACTGCTCTACCATAATGCCTACACCAAAGGAGATACAAGATAATCTTGATAACCTATATGCTCAATGGGAGAGTCAATTCACTCCTCTCTATTCAGCAGTTAGGGAGATGAAGAGACTAATGTTCAAACGTATCTTTGAGAAGAGTGGTGGAAATAAGAATACAGCAGGGATTAAGATACCAAGACCTGCTCGTAGAGGAGGAGACTATAACTCTGACTATTCTCCACAATATGAAGCAAAGAAAAAAAAGAGACCAATACCATTGGAGTTAACTGGGTTCTTGCGCTCTGCATTCATCAATGTGGATGTTGCGACTGCTGGACTATCATGTGGGATTATATTACCATCAGACGAATTTAAGAAAGCACAAGGATTGCAATTTGGTAGAGAGGTAAATCCAGTTTATAAATCATTCAGAGGGTATGGTGTCATCTTCGAACCAACAAAAGAAGAGCAAGAAGAAATGTTGCAAGACCACCTTGACCAAATAGTTGAACAAATCACAAACGCATTAAGTCAACGATGAATCTACTAACCCAAATCATTGAGAGATTAAACCAACGAATAAATGTAGGCAACATCTTTGACCAATTCTATGGTCTGTCAGAATACTACAAAGAGGAGAATGCATATACCTACTACATAGGTGATGGGCAGGCAATCCCAGTTACAAACTACGATGCCAAGCAAGGTACTATATTTTGGGCAAAGAGAGGCAAGACCACTATGACCAAGCAGGAAAACTTGCGTTTGTCTGGGTGCAAGTCTGTCTATGAGACAAGGTATCCGCTTACTGCATACTGCATGGTACGCAAGAGCCACTTACCTTGTGATTCAGCAGAGTCACAAGATTGGGTGGCAACAAGGGTATTGAGATTGATTAGTGGGCAAGATGCCCAATTTAGACAATCCATTGGTGTAGTGGGTTATGAGGTGCTGCCAAGTGGATATCAGATAGACAACAAGGTATTGCCTCCCAATTATGAGTGGGCAGCAGTGGCAGTGGAGATAGATGTGATAATATCTAATTTCAGTGAGGATGGATGCTATGATGCCTGCAATGTGGGTGATATACCATTGCCAGATTTTCAACCTTGCAATCCTTGTTTGACAGAGGTAGCAGTGGATGGTATCACCATCATTGGCAATGGTACACCAGAAGACCCATTGGTGGCAATAGGTGGTGGTGGTGGAGGTGGTGCATTGTTAGCACTGCCATTCACTAATGACCACTTGGCATCAACCAACAATCAGTATGTGATAGGTAATGTGGTGTGGTATAATGGCAATGTGTATAGATGTATTGCCAATAACGATTCATTGTTGCCAACCAATACTACTTATTGGGTGAATCTTGGTGCAGGATTTCCATTAGTGCAACAACCGATAGATTGGAATTCAAGCAGTGGGAATAACCAGATACTTAATAAGCCTACCATACCAGTAGTGCCATCTACCATTGTAGAGTCTGTTACTGCTACATCACCAATTGCATCAACTGGTGGTGCTAATCCAGACATCTCAATAAGTCAAGCAGGGACATCATCAGATGGATACCTATCATCAACCGATTGGAATACTTTCGATGGCAAACAAGATGTGTTGTCAGCAGGGACTGGCATTGATATCACAAGCAATGTGGTTAGCAATACTGCTCCCGACCAAATTGTGAGCCTAACTGCAGGGACTAACATTGCAATTAGTGGCACATATCCATCATTCACCATTGATAGCACTGCTCCAGTAGGTATGCAAGGAGGCACTGCATCGGGAACTGATACATATGCAGTGACCATCGCAGGAGTTACTGCCTATAATACCAATGATGCCTATGCGATAGGGTTCACCAATGCCAATACTGGTGCATCAACATTAAACATCAATGGACTTGGTGCAGTTAACATATCCAAGAATAATGTAGTACCAATTGTTGGTGGAGATATTGCAGCAGGGCAGCAGTTCATTGCAATCTACGATGGCACTAATTTCCAATTGTTAGGTGTTGCACCAAATCAGATGTTCGCCTATGTCACCAATGCAGATAGTGTGACCATCAATAAGGGACAACCAGTATACTCCTTTGGTGCAAGTGGTGATAGGATGTCTGTCAAACTTGCCAACAACACATCAGAAGCAACATCATCTCGTACATTAGGGCTTGTCTTTAGTAGTTCAATTGCACCTAATCAAAGAGGATACATCATCACTCAAGGTGTGATTGATGGTTTGAATATGGCAGCATATAACTCTGGAGATGTGCTATATGTTGGGAATACGGCAGGCTCACTAACCAATGTGCTGCCATTAGCACCTAACCACTATACAAGGGTAGGGATTGTTGAACGTGCCAATGCAGGGAATGGACAGATATATGTCCACGTTCAGAATGGATTCCAACTTGATGAGTTATCAGATGTGGATATTACCAGTGTTACACCAGTTAATAATGATATATTAGTATATACAACTGGTGCGAACAACCTTTGGAAAAATAAGACTCTTGCTACATTTCTTGGTGGTAGTGCATCGCAATATTTAAGAGGTAATGGCACATTGGCAACATTCCCATTAACTATCTACAAAGACTTAAACAATCAAGCAGCAGTTACTGGTAACACAAATAATAACAAGGTGGTATCTGTTCTGATTCCTGCTAACACAATATCTGTAGGAAACATTATCGAATTCAAGGCAAGGTTAGGGAAGACGGGAGGGGCTGGTATTTCCACGCTTCGAGTGTATGCCAACACAGCCGATTCAATTGTAAGCCCTGCACCAACGCTATTACTTACAATTGCTTTGGGTTCAATTGGACAAACCTATATGGGTATTGACAGAACTGCAATAGTAAAGAGTGCAACCAATACGCAAACAGCACAAGCAAATGCATCAATTCCAACTGATGCAGCAATAGGTATTGCATCACTAACCAATTCAAACATCGATTGGACGCAGAATCAATACATCATATTTGCAATTCAGAATGGTGCAGCAGGAGATTCCACAACTTTATCATACTATCAAATTGAAATCAAATGACAAACGTAAGCATCACAAACAATAGTGTTGAACTCACATCAACTGCAAGTGGATTGATGGCATTGATAGAGCCAAAGTGGGATGAGGTAGATACTAACTCTTTTCATCTAATAACAGAGCAAGGAGTATTCTTAATATCAGTAATTACTCATACAATTAATGATAATCAATATTCAACATCACAAGATGCAATTGTGTATCTGAATTCTTTGTAAATTTGTAAAAACCAAGAAACTATGGCAGGAGTAAAAGTCACTGACTTACCATCATTAGCAGCAGCAGACCCTACAGATATCATGTACATTGTAGATGCTGTATCGAACCAATCTCGAAAGATTGAGGTGCAGAATCTTGTTGGTGGATTGCCCGACATAGATAGTGGTTCTTGGAATCCAACTCCAACAAATGTATTTGGTAGTCCAAGTGTTACAATAATATCTGGAAACTATTCTCGTGTCGGAAGTGTAGTAACTTGCTCACTATTCTTGGATGTTACTATGGGTACTGCTGAGAATCAATGTACATTCGATTTAGATTTACCTATAGCATCTGATTTTGCCCAAGCGAAAAATGCATTTGGGATAATTGCATATCAAAATGTAGGAGATGGGGAATTAGTTAATTGGGGTATAGCGGCAGACACTGCAACAGATAAAATTAATATGAGTTTGCAATCTGTAACAAATGAATTTAGTTACCAATACCTATACGCAGTTCTCCAATACGTTATTATCTAAATGCGCTCCACCTCAATCCTTGGACTAAATCTGATTAAGAAGTACGAGGGATTGAGGCTATCAAGTTACCTATGTCCTGCATCTGTAGTTACCATTGGATATGGTTCGACTCGTTATCCCAATGGCAAGAAGGTTCTTTTAGGAGAGAAGTTAAGCAGTGAAAAGGAGGCAACACAACTGCTATTGTCTACCCTTGAGCCATATGAGGCAGCAGTTAACAAGCATCTGCCTAATCTCAATCAATGCCAATTCGATGCATTAGTATCATTCGCCTACAATGTTGGCACTGGTTCATTTATCAAATCCACATTGCTTAAAAAAGCAAAGGTCAATAATGCAGACCCATCAATCCTTGATGAATTCCTACGATGGAATAAGGCAGCAGGGAAGGTGTTAGTAGGACTCACAAACAGAAGACGAGAAGAGGCGAATTTATATTTCTCATTGTGTAAATAATGATGCCAAATTGCATCAACTGATGGACGGCATAATCGTAGATTAGGATATGCCAAGAAGACCTACTAAACCAAGGCGAATCATTGATATCATTGTGAAGCATTGGCGTAGCACTATTGGTAGTCTTATGATATTAGTTTCAATCTTTCTTTTAATCTTTAAAGTGATAAGCACAGAGACACTTGCAGCCATAGTGGCAACACTTATTGCAGCAGGGTACATCCCAAAAGCCAAGACAGATGCAGCAGACTCGTAGAGATACCATCAAGACCATTAGTCATCGAAAGATGAACATAGACACTATGACGTACCATCCAAGTGTTGATGTTGATTCTGCATTGGTGGAAGCAAATAAGGAGTCTTATGAGGCAGTCATGAGTGGTGCATACAAGCATCCAGTAAAAGAAATTGAATTGACCGCATTTGATACTATAGCACCATGTGATGTATCTTTGTATCCTGCTCCAACGTACTACACTGCCAAGACTCACAACGTAAGAAATGAAGCAGATATTGAGATGCCTATGAACTATGATATACTTTTGAATGGTGTTGTGTTTGGGTTCACCCTTTGGATGAGTGCCAAGTATATCATCACATCTATACCATCTTGGACAAATTTGATTAGTGAATTGAAGCAGGAGATGAGCAAAGCATAGGTTTTAACTATCTTTGTGAAATGTCATTGCTATACATCTTGGATTCAAGCATAGATGTGTTCTATCTCGTGACAGAGAAAGATGGCAATATACTCTCCTCTAATGATTTATTCAAAGAATACATAAGTCATATCAAGCCCAAGAATATTGCTGACATTGCTGCCACTGATAGCGATAGGGATGACCTAATTGCAGCCATCAACAAGAGCAAGAATAAGAGTCCAGAACCCATAAGGGTATATGCCAAGACCAAGCAGAAAACTGGTGTATTGAGGTACAACCTTTGGAATATTTATAGTATCTTGGACTGCTTGCATTTTGTAGGTATGCAGATTATTGATGTCACATCCATTGCTGCCCACGAACATGAGAGGCAGAAGATACTTTTGGAAGAGTTTAGATTCATGCTATCCCATGAATTGAGACAACCATTGACATCTATTGGAGGACTTGTTAGGATGCTCAAGGATAATACAGATGCATCACCAAATGAGAGGCAAGAACTGATGTCAATGGTGGATGATTCAGTGAATAGATTGGATGAGGTAATAAAAGTATTGGTTCGAAAGGCTGCAAGACAGATATGATAGATGCTGCAAAATACCTACCCAAGACAGACGAGGATTGTGATGAGCGATTGGTAAAGGTAGCAGCACTATATGTGATTGAGAGGGGTATGCCAATTCATACTGCAATCAATGTGCTGATAGAAGGCATTAAGCAAAGAGATGTAGTACAAGATAGGATTAACCAACTAATGTTATACATCACAGATGGCTGCTGCCCAATTTAACTTTGACCCATCCAAGATATTGATGGCAATCATCATTGCCGTACTTGTCATGGCATTGGTATCTACTTGCCAGACCAATCTAATCCTGCACGATGATATCACTGAACTCAATGGAATTAATGATGAGTATAGCAAGAGAATCTATGATGATTCTTTGGTGGTGTATTCACAGAAGCAGAATATACTATCAAAGGATGCTGCCATCAAGATGCTGCAAGAAGACGCAGAGAGATTAAGATTAAAGAATCTGCAAGAACTTGTCAAGGTAAATACAAAGACCATTATCAAGACAGAGATTCAGTTGGGTGAGCCAATCTATATTGATTCATTCCCACATCTTAAACTACCAAGAGAGTTCAGCAAGGTAGATAAGTGGCTAACGATAGATGGCACGATAAATCGTTTAGGACTGCTCCAAATTGATTCAATTGCATCTTATGGTACTTTGACCTATGCAGTGGGAGATAGTGCAAGAGATGGCTTTATTTCGAATATTTTTGGCAGAAGGGATAAAGTAGTGCGTTTGAGTATAGACAATCCCAATATGACTATCACTGGTATATCTAACCTATACATCAGAGATGAGAAGAAGTGGTGGCAATCCAAAGGATTTGCATTTATTCTTGGTGCTGCCATTGGTGGTGGGATAATTTTTCAAGCAACCAAGTAAATTTATTTAACTGATTTATAGTTGATTGAGAATTGATGCAAAAAATAATTGCATTTATTCTTGTTTTGCTATTGCTAATTCAAAAAGTATTTAGACATTTGCCTCAACAAACATACACACTCTTTTAAACATTCAAATACTTAAACATTAATCCAATGGCAACATCAACACAAATCATCGCAATCACCAATACAGGTGTTAATCTAATTTGGCACGAAACCCAAAACGATTGGGTGGCATATCACCAAGAAGTGCCTAACACAGACGAATCAGAACTCATCCACGCAATTGCCAAGGCAGCACAATATGTTGCTATCAAGAAGGTATGGATGGAAATTATAGATATCGAAACTGGTGAACTTGTAAACATTTAAACTCAAAATATATGAACCAATCAACAACAAGCACTATCTTCCAAAATTGGAAAGGTACTGAATTCTTCCACTACAATCATCTCACTGGCACACTTGTGATGGTGGTTAATGATGGATGCATCAAAGGACTATACACAAGATGTGATAGTCAATCTGCAAATCTTGCAAGACAATTCCATCGCTCTATGGAGTATGGTGTGCCTGCTGAAAAGAGGCTCTATGACCCTTGTACCATCGAAGAGTTCCACAACCAATTCTCATTGGTGACAGAGGCACTCCATTACCAAGCACTTGATTCATTAACCACATCAATTTAAACACTTATGAAAGTAAATGCAACTGGTGGCAATGCCACAAAGAAGACCGCACCACAAGGTGCGCACATCGGAAGATGTTACCAAATCATTGACCTTGGTACAACCGAGGATAAGAAGTTTGGTGGACGAAAACGTAAAGTACAATTCCTATTCGAACTGCCTCTTGAACTTGAGGTATTCGATGAGACCAAAGGCGCACAACCATACTATGTGCGTACATCTATGACATTGTCAATGTCTGAGAAGGCGAATCTGCGCAAGTTTATTGAGTCTTGGATAGGCAAGTCAATGACAGATAGAGAGGCATCAAATTTTGAGATAATGGATTTGTTGGGCTTGCCTGCACTGCTCAACATCACCCATCGTGTGACAGAGACTGGTACATATGCCAACATCCTTGGCATCTCTCCACTACCCAAAGGGATGACTTGTCCTGCTCAGATTAATCCTTCAATGTCTTATGACACTACTGCACACAACCAAGATGTGTTCAGTAAGTTGCCCGAATTCGTTAGGGTTCAGATTATGGAGTCTGATGAGTATCGTTCTAATTTAGTGAATAGCGCAATCAGTCAACCATCAGTTGTGATGCCACAAGTGCAACCAGTGTCAACACATAGCACTATTGACCCAATGCTAACTAAGGACTTGGATGATATCTTTGGTTCATCGTTCACAACATCATCAAACAATCCTCCATTCTAATAACCAAAAAAGGGGAGGCACACACTCCTCCCCTCTTCAATCAGAGAAACACATGAACAACAATATTGTAAAGATACAAATTCCAATCAGCGAATTCTATCAAATCATAAATTCAGCCAACACTTTAAAGGCTCAACAATTGACCATACTTGGTATGGTGGTAAAGGATAGACCATCATATGATACGATGGCGGAATCACTCAAGAAGGTGAATGATGCCATCAAGGATGTGGAGATTGCAAGAAAGAACGTAACTGCTCCAGTGGATGCATTCAAGAAAGAACTAATCAAACTTGAGACAGATACACTGGCAGAACTCAAGCAGTTTGTAGAAGATGGCAAGCGTAAGATGATTGAGTACAGCCAAGAACTTGAACGTAAGAAGGCAGAGGCAGAGGCTAAATTAAAAGCAGAGGCAGAGGCATCACTGAACAATCCAATGATGGCAATGGCAGAGGCACTTGGTACATTCACAGATAAGTTATTTGCCACATCAGTAAGCACTGAACATACCAAGAATATACGCACTATTACCAAGGCAAGAATCAGTGGAGAAGTAGACTGGATGAAGGTGCTATCTGTTCAGTTTGCCAATAAGAACATCAATCCCGAAGACCTACTAAAAGGACTACCAAAGGCAATGAGAGAACTTGGGGTAGATGCCATTGAAGGCATTGAAATTTATGAAGAGAAAACTCAAATAATCAGATAAACATGGAAACAACAAGACCAACCATCTCAATCAAGAACCATCTTAATGGTGAATCCAAGAAGCCATACAAGGCAGTTGTCAATGGCAAATACACATTCACAACACAGACTCATAATGATATCATTGAGTTTATGGAAAGAGTTAGGGAGTATTTAAATATGAACAAGTGTACTTTCTCAAACGCACTTGGATATGGTGATAGTGCATATCAACAATGGTGTATAGGGACAAGCAGATTTAGCAAGAAATCTTATAATAAATGTATGCATAGTATACATCAGATGGGTATTAAGAAACCACAACCTGCACAACAACTAACCATCCCAATTGATGAATCCAAATCAATGACTGATGAGCAGATGGCATTGCATCTGAAAAGTAAGGGATGGAAATTACAGAGACCAATCACCACTATCACATACGAGGAGATATGACACGAGAAGAATATATAAACTATCCTGCCATCTCTGCCTCAAGAATCAAACGATTCTACACTGGTGATATATCAATTAACAAATCAGTAAAGGCAGCACTTGACAAAGGTGCTGCTTTCCACCACCAGTTGTTGGAGACAGACCCATCAGAGATGTCCAAGGATGCATACAATGTGTACAATGCAATCTGCTCTAATGCTATGCTTGAGGCATTGTTCAATGGCTCACAGAAGGAGATGATAGTGGTGGATGAGATAGTAATCCCATATCTTGATGGAAGCACCCAACACATTTTGGGCAAGGGAATGCTTGACATGGTGTACCACGAGAACAAGGTGATAGTGGATATTAAGACCACTAATTGCAAGACCATTGAGCAGTTTGCCAAGGATATGTTGAAGCATTGCAATCACATCCAAGCAGTATGGTATTCTATGCTTATGGGGTGGACTCCCAAAGATTTTTATTATATTGGTGTTCCTCAAAAAGCAAAGAAGAATGGTAGCACATCCAGTGACCTATTCTTGTATAGGCACTCAGATGATGAACTAACCCACGCAATTCAATTAATCGCTAACTTTTTAGAACAATTCGATGGGAACTTTAACCGATAGATTTGAAGACCTTGGCAACTTAGATGAATTATATCATCATAAGTTGGAGAATGTAGCAGCCTACTTATCTGCTTGTGGATTTGAGAAGAGCAAGTATGTGAACTATAAGTATTCACGAGTCTATGTAGACCATAAGAATCAAAGAGCAGTGGAGGTATACATTGAGGCAATTGATGACCGCAATGATATAGTTGAACGCATTGAATTTCTCAAGGATGTCGAAGGAATCTGATATATACTTTGCCATTGCCAAGTTTATGGCAATCAAGTATCCCAGTGTGGTATGGAGATTTGACTTTAGTGCAGGGACAAAGATGAGTCTTGGACAAGCCAAGAAGCATAAGGGCATGAATCCCCACAGAGGATATCCCGACTTGTTTATCTGTGAATGTAGAGGTGGATATGGTGGTTTATTCTTGGAGATTAAGAATGTGAGGATTCATAAGATGGATGGGCAATTGATGTCTGACAAGCATCTACATGAGCAGTCAGAGATGTTGTTGCATCTTGAGCAGGCAGGATATCGTGCAGAGTTTGCAGTTGGATTAGATGAGTGCATCAAGAAGATTGATGCATATTTGAATCTTTAGTATATTTGAATATTCGAAAGTCAGACCTCGAATAGTAAGATGTTAAACATTGCCCATTGAGACTGCGATGGTAGGGGTGATAGCCTATCGGTCTGACCGCAGTTATTGATGGGCATTCTTTTTATCCAATGAAAAAATCATTCTTACTTTATTGTGACACTTACGATACCATCAAGCATCTTTCAGATGAGCAGTTTGGAAGACTTATGCGAATGATATTCGAATATCAAATTCATGGTACATCACCAAGCACATCAGACCCACTATTTATTGCATTTGGATTTATCCGAACAAGTATGGATAGAGATGCAGATAAGTGGGAGCAACGTGCTGAACGTGCAAGAGTTAATGGATTGAAGGGTGGTAGACCCAAGACAAACCAAGATGGTTTAGAAGAAACCCACAAAACCCAGTCGGTTATTTCAGAACCCAGAAAACCTGTTAGTGTAAGTGTAAGTGTTAATGGTAGTGTAAGTGTAAGTGATAATGATATTATTAATTATAAGAAGATGGATAGCCATCTTTTCAAACAAGAATTAGCAAAGTATAGAAATGAGTTCAGCGATGAGATGTTAAGGCAGTTCTACATATACTGGTCAGAAGAGGATGCCAAGGGTAGGATGAGATTCCAACTTGAGAAAACTTGGTCAGTTAAAGGTAGATTGGTTAGATGGCAGATGAACAACAAGCAGGATTTGAAGACACCAAGCCAACAATCAGAGCCAAAATCTCGTGCTTGGAATACTTGATAAATAAGGGAAAGTAAAAATAATTTAAAAATATCTTGATAAAAGTTTGCAGATTCAAAATAAGTTTAGATATTTGCTGAATCAAACACATACACATTTAAACATTCTCACTATGAACACTGCTCTTAACAACTACACGCTAACAAAAACACAATTAAAAAACGGAAAATTTGAATATTGTGTTATTGACCAAGACAACAATGTTATTGCCAAGCGTATATCATTTAATCATTATGTTGCTTGTACTGCTAATGGAAAATATTTTTTCGGACGTTTGGATTTAATTGGTAAAGGCGAACAAGGACAAATATTGAACAATTGTGAAAAATACTTGAAATTAACAGAAAGCGAATACCAAAATACTGGGCGTTCAAAATATTGTACATATGATGAGATGATTGAGTCTTGTAAAGAGAAGATTATCAAGTTAAATACAATTGCATACTTAAAATAACAAACCAAGGGGAGGCAAGTCCTCCCCATATTTTTTTAATTATGATTAAGAAGATAACAAGTCAGAAAGAAGCAGTCACATACTGGTTGACCGCCTACCCACCATCAAGAGACAATGATGAATTGCTTGTAGGGTGCATATGGTCGCGAATTATTGGGAAGGATAGGTTAGATACCATCACATCAAGACAGATGCTGCATATGATGGCTAATGGAGACCTACCATCATTTGATGCAATCACAAGGATGAGGCGAAAGATACAAGAGACTAATATACACTTGAGAGGCACTACCTACCTTGAGAGACAAAATAGGTCATTAGAAGTCAAGCAAGAGATAAATACAATATGAACCAAGTAGATGACATAGAACTGGCAGTGATTGGATTAATGGTCAACAATTCAGAATCCATATCAGAGGTATTGGCAAGATTAACTGCTGACCACTTTAGTGATGAGCCAAGGCAGATAATATTTAAGACCATCAAGAAGATGGTGGAGCAAGCCAAGCAGATTAACATATTGACCCTTGGCAAGGAGATAGCAGCCAACTATGACATTGCTACCAAGATATCCTGCACCAAGGTGGTGGCATCAACAATGGACTCGTATCGGTTCACAGACCCATTATCTGAGTATATAACCATCCTCAATGAGGCATATATTAGCAGGGTGATGCCAAGCATCATATCAGAGGAGTTGATGAATTCAGACAAGACATTGGATGGATTTAGGACTGCCACATCTATCATTGAGAAGTTGACCAAACTCATAGACTCAAATAGTGCAGAGGATAAGTTGATAACCACCTACGAATTAATGGATGATGAGCGCAAGTTGTACTATCTTCAAGAGGAGATGGCAAAGGATGGAAAACTGATAGGGGTGGATACTGGCATCAAGGTATTGAATGACTACACTGGTGGATGGCAGTCTGAACTAATTGTGATTGCAGGCAGACCAAGTATGGGGAAGACTGCATTGGCAATCTTTCATGGACTATCTACCAACGAGTATGGTGTATACATCAATTGTGAGATGAGCAAGAGCCAATTAGCGCAACGATTGATACTAAACCAAGCAGATGGTTCAATTGATGGTGGAAGACTCAAGAAGCGCATCCTAACGCAGCAGGAGAAGATGTCTATGGAGCAGTCAATTGGTGCAATAGAATCCAAGAAGTTATTGGTATACTACAAACCATCGTGCGGAGTACATGAGGCAATAAGGGTAATCAAGAAGGCATACAAGAGTGGTAGGTGCAAGTGGGTGGTGATTGACTATCTCCAACTGCTACAACTGGAGGGAGGCAATAAGGGTAATCGTGAGCAGGAGGTATCCACCATGATTAAACTGCTGAAGAGATGCCAATTGGACTTGGGCATACCAATCATTCTACTATCGCAACTATCAAGGGAGGTGGAGAAGAGAAGCACCAAGATGCCAATCCTTGCAGACTTGAGAGAGTCGGGTGAGATAGAACAAACTGCTGACTCTGTTATCTTCATATGGAGACCTGCATACTACAAGTTGCAGGATGACAATGGTCAAGACTACACCAATGAGATATTCTATCTATTTGAGAAGCATAGGCAGGGTGCAGTGGGTAAGGTCATGTTTAGGCACAATGATACTATGACAAACTTTAAAGATGACACCATACAACCAGTATTCAACCAACCCAAAGTAGAAGCACCAATGAGGATGCCAGTATCATCTTGGTTTGAATCTGATAATGATAAACCATTCTAATGACACCACAAGAGATAGAGCAGAAGACCATTGAGTACATGAATACCAAGATGCCAATTGAGTCATCCATAGTGGATAGGCATACCATCTACCATTCAACATCTACCACTCATCGGTCATATGCATCCCAATTGATGAATGCATCAAGAGGTAGTGGTGTATATAGAACTTACCTAATCAGACATCCAACTGCACAACATAATCAAAGATTGACTATATTTGCACAATGGAACAACAAGCAACAACAAAGAATTCATGGGGTGGTAAGAGGGTAGGAGCAGGCAAAAAAAGTGAGTACAAAGAGCCAACTGCCAACATCACATTCAGAGTGCCACAATCCCAGAAAGAGATAATAAGAAAGATGGTGAGTGAATACCTTGCCAAGTTCAAGCACCCATATGTATCAAAGGCTAAACAGAGAGGGGACTACTATGGCTGCTGAACTACTAACCATACCTTGTGCCATTGAATCAGTGGCAACACGAAAGGATAAGACTATCAGATTGGTGATTGGCACTCAAGAATTAGCACCACATCAGATGACCGAACTAATGACCCACTGGATGGGTGGGATAGGTGTGATGGCATTCAAAGGTGAGCAGTTCAACTACAATGATGAAGAGATGCTAAAGAGTATCAAGATTGATGCATCAGAGTTGGGTGGCAAGACACCATCACAAAGATTGCGTTCATCCCTCTATGTCCTATTTGAGCATAATAACGAGGGACATCAAGACTTTAACTCATACTATGCATCAATGATGGAGAGATTCATTGATATGGTTAAGAAACGAATAGACACATACCAACTATGAAAGATACTGCAATAGATTATCTATACCAGCAATTCGTGATGCTACACATGGAATATGTAGAGGGCAAGATTGACTATTATAATTTTTGTGAATTGATGGAACTGGCTAAAAATGCTGCCAAGAATATTGAGCAGGTGCAAATAGAGCAGGCATACAACAATGGTCTTGTGGAACTCACTCCAATGCACCACAAGGATGGACAAGGATACTACAACGAAAAATACAAGCAATGACAACAAGACTACGAGCAGGATTCTTCATTGACTCACAAATGAAGGAAGACAAGCAATATCACTTTGGATACATCACCCATGCAGGATTGGAGTATGATATAGCCATAGCAATACCAACCAATAAACTCAAGAAGTACATCGTGACAGATAGGTCACAGATAGACCATGAAGGAGTTAACTATAAGTTGGGACTCATTCAGACATTTGAAGACAACAATGGCATTGATGTATATCTATTCAAGGCATTCATAGGTGGTAAGTTGGTAAATCTTGTGGTATACCCATCCGACTATAAAGAACTTGTCAAGTTAGGACACCACATCAATTCTTATCAGAATTCATTGGTACTTGAATCTTTCGTAAATTTGAACCAAGAATAAACCATATGCCACTATTCCAAGGAGACTCTGACCAAATTATCCAGATGAACATCCGAAAGTTGATGCACGAGGGATATAGCCAAGAGCAAGCAATAGCAATTGCCTATGCAGAGGCAGACAAATATCGTAAATCAAGAGCCAAGAGATAGCCATATGAACAAGAAAGGCAATAAGACAATCAAACGCACCAAGTTACCATTAGGTAGACCAATGGAGTATCAGAAGGCACATGATGAGAAAGCATTTGAGATGGCACTCCTTGGTCTTACTGATGTCCAGATAGCAAAAGTTATAGGTATATCAGAGGCAACTATCAATGTTTGGAAGAATGACCATGCCACTTTTTTAGAGGCGTTAACGCAGGGGAGAGAGGATGCAGATGCCAAAGTAGCACGAGCAATGTACAAGAGAGCATTGGGTGTGACCATCACAGAGGAGGCATTGACAAGGGATGGAGATGTGGTTAAGTTACGCAAAGAACTACCATCAGACACTGCTGCTGCCAAGCATTGGTTAGCCAATAGGCAGAGAGGCAGATGGTCTAACAATGGTGAGAATACCATCAAAACTACAGAGCCACTGGTGATAGTCACCACAAAGGAACAAGAACCACCAAGTGAGGCTTGAGTTAACACCAAGGCAATCCACTGCATTTAACATTGCCATTGATGGTAGTCATAGGGTGGTGGTGTTTGGTGGAGCAATTCGTGGTGGTAAGACTTATTGGCTGCTTCTCACCATAACATACCTTGCATTGGAATATCCAAGAAGTAGGTGGGTGATTATTCGTAAGAGTCTGCCAGACTTAAAGAGGACAACTTTTCCATCATTCGCCTCCATCCTTGCAGATGGTGTTAGTGACTATGTATCATCTTGGAATAGGGAGACCAATGTGGTTAAGTTTGCCAATGGTTCAGAATTGATATTCATGGCAGAGTCATTCGATGATGACAAGGACTTGAATCGATTCAAAGGTCTTGAGGTGAATGGGGCAGGCTTGGATGAGGTGAATGAATTGCAGGAGCAAACTTTCTACAAGGTGCAGGAACGTATTGGCTCGTGGAATAAGTCAGAAGGTAGACCACCAATCATCTGTTTGGCAACTTGCAACCCTGCACACAACTGGGTGAAGTCAATCATTTATGATAGATACAAGGATGGTACACTACCAACAAAGTGGGCATTCATACCATCGAAGATTACGGACAATCCACACATCCCTGCATCTATCATAAATG